CGTCATTCAGTCGGTGATTCCGTAACAATCAAAACTTAGTTTTAGATATGTGTGGAATCATCGCACATATCTCTGCCAAACTTTCAAGGAGATATAACATGGCATACGTACTTGGAGGCGGTAATAACGAATCAGATGGCTTTGAACGTGCCATCGCTAATTTCGCTATTCGCGCCGTACATGAATCTACAGGTCTAGTCAATACGACTACAGTGGTAACTCCATCACAGGGTAAATAATTGCCCCTATAATTACGTAATTATAGAAAATCGTCTCTGATTGACTTGGACCTCCAGCAGTGGACAACAAGGGGCAAGCAAGCGAAAGCCCTGCAGCCTGAACGACTAAGTGAGATGACACCCATGGGTGATGCGATAGTCTGAACAGCGATATAACATAAAGAAGTCGCTGAGAGAAATCCGAAGAGATTTCTCCCGTATTGTAAAATACGAGTAACAATATTGAATGTGTTTGAGATACCGATTTTTGCTCCAATCACTTATCAGGATTATAATCCTGCTGGTAGTGGCGGTAACGTACAGGGCAATGCTAGTGAACAAAACCCATCATTGGGATCTAACAGCATTACAGCAAGTCCAACTGTTGCTGCTACAGCGTTCGATATTTTTTATGGATGGACAACTTCATTCAATCTAGCCGCTACACTAGGTGCCGAACTAGGCGAAAGTTATGCTGAAAAGGTTGATCAGCGTGTTGCTGCTGCGTTCCTAAACTTCAAGGCTACTGTTAGCAATACCAACTATAGCCCAACACCTGCTGACGGTTTCGCTCGTCCTACACAACTAGGCGCAATGGAACTACGTCTTGCTGGATCTACTGGTGGAACACCTACCGCTGGATTCACTGCTACTTCAGTTCTAGAACTAGTTCGTTTAGTCAAGCAAAACTGGAAGTCAAGTCGTTTACCTGGCAGCCCAATGATCGTTCTAGATACACAAGCCACAATGGCTCGTTTACTAGGTGAACTAACTGGTGGTGCCGTCAGTCAAACAGGCGGAAGCAACCTAAGTGATCTAGGTAACGAATTACTACGTACAGGTCGTATTGAAAACATTTACGGCTGTATGGTTATGTTCACCACTTTCCTAAACGGTGCTACTCGCGCTGTTGCCGGTGGAACACCAGGAAACGTACTAGTAGGTGCTTACTATGCTGATCAAGCCATCTATACCGTTCTAAAAGAAGGTCTACAAATCAAGATGGGTGAAAAGCCTGGTGGTCTACAAATGTGGCTAACTGGTATCGGTTATTTCGGCAGTGGTGTTGGCGATCTTCGTAGAGGTGGCGCCATCAACATTGAGCAAGCCTAATCTGTAATGGAATAATCAAATGTCCAACTTGACCCCAAAACAAAAATACAATGATCATAAGGCACGCGCCAAGCGTAGAGGTATACTTTTCGCTATGACATTTGATGAATGGTTTGATGTTTGGACAATAAGCGGTAAATGGGATTTGAGAGGCTCTGGTAAAGGCAAATATTGTATGTGTAGAGTTGGAGATACTGGCGGCTACACAATTGATAATGTCTTTATCGGAGCATTTGAAAAGAATTCTAGCGATGCTAATAAAGGTAGAGTTATTACCGAAAGAGAAAAATCCATGATTTCTAAAACATTATCTGGAAGAAAATTTACAGATGAAACTTTGGAAAAAATGAGATTAGGTCAATTAGGTAAAAAACATACACAGGATCGTATAGAAAAAAGACTCAACTCATATCTCAAAACCGTCAGTAGTCGTAAACTAGGAGAAGAATCTTGAGCGTCCCATTTCAGAGAATAAGTAACGCAACTGTCAGCGATATCATATTATATGATCCTGCTGCTGAGCGTCGTGCTGCCAGTCTATGTATTGACTGGGACACATTCTTCAATATTGGGAGTCAAGAGATTCTATATCAACTTGAATTCGGATGGTGGCCAAAATACGTAGAGAATACTTGGGGAGCGTGGTACTTCAAAAATAACGCGCTTGGTCAAGTAATCTCTGCGTTCAATCCAAGCCTGCTTGTAAAAAGCGACCAGACCTTGATCAGACTAGATGTATTCAAAGCAGTTGAGCAATTTTACATGTCATTGGTAACTGACACATCAAACGTCAATGAAGTTGACAAAACTAACTGGGAATTTTCCAAGGAACGTTATTACAATGAATGGCAAAAAGCCATACAATTGAGCAATTTCTATGATTTGTATGATGATGGATTTATCAGTAAGATGGAAGAAAATTATCAAGCAGACGTAAATTACTTCAATGGTGATCAACGTTATTTCTAAGGACCTAGCATGCTACCACTAGTTACTAACTTACAAATCGTATCAGCACTAAAAACGCTGATAAACGGACAATATGTAAGTTGTTCTAAAGTGGAAATTATGACTGAGTTTCCCAGTGATATGACTAAAGCCAGAAGTGGTATATACATCAGTGATGTTGCCGTTGTAGATCGTAGCCCATATCAATTGGCTGTAAATTATGGCGGCAATATTTACATTATCAGTGAATCATTTACTATCACTTATACATCATTTCAGGGTGATGCTCTAAAAGATCAAGTAAGTGGTGCTATACAAGATTTAGTATATGATAATGTGTTATTTGATGGATATCATGAACGAGATTATACCGTTTCTGATAGTTTTGAAAATCGCGCCGAATACAAGACATTTGAATTCCTGATAAAGAGAATAGACTTTCAATAAGCCACAACATAGGAGATAAACATGGCCCGTATTACCACAAACACCACTGGCACACAACCTTGTATCATAATTACAGCAAACGTTGTAGCCAATGGTAATAACTACACTGCTACGTTTGGCAGTGGTGATATCACTGTACCACAAGTACAAGATATTACCGTAACAAACAGTACTGGAGTGTTTAGTTATACTACATTCCAAGACACAGATACTCGTAAATTGAGTACACCAGCCGACAATAGTATTGCCACTAACGTTGTTATTGACGATACTACTTGGTTTGGTAACGCTAATGCTACAGCCAATACTGCGGCATTCCTAGGACTACAGAAACTTAGTGGTGACAAAATGATCATTGGTTTCAAAATGTACTGGAATGACAATGATGGCGCAGGCACTGGCGCACGTTATCGTCAAGGCGTAGGATTTATCACTAATCTGGCACCTAGTGTCAGTCCCGATGCTCCAGTATGGGTAACACCATTGGAAATCGCAGTTGATAACTACTTTACTGACAGTAGCAACTCAGGACCGTAATCAGACAGGGGCCTAGGCCCCTGTTCTGCTATATTGAATCAATGAATAAATATGAATGAACATAAAGTTTATATCAAAACTGATTATGAAAAAATAAAAAGTTTGATAGCAGATGAAGCCAAAAACAGCGCTATGTTAGAAGAACTAACAAACACGCTAAAACAACTACGCGCAAAAAGTAATTTTAGATTGGCACTATTACATCAATTGCGTGAAAACATTGAACAAGGAAAGAATAAATGAATTTGAATCAACTAACAGCAAAACCGCAACTAGTAAAAATGACACTAGATGATGCGGATACCATCAAAGAATATGGAGAACCAGTAGAATTTTATACTTGGGATCGTCAACCAATGGATATATTCATGAAGTTGGCAAATGCTACCGAAGGTAATATTACTGGTATTATAGGAATAGTCAAAGATTTGATTCTTGACGAAAATAGCAAACCTATTTTAGTTGGAGACGTAATGTTACCAACTAAGATTCTAATGCGAGCAATTGCGAAAGTGACTGAAGCCCTGGGGGAATAACCGGGCAAGCACTACAAGAAGGCAGCAGAGAATTATCCATGATACTAACACTAGACACACTAGGTGAACGTTATGGATTGCTGCCCAGTGAAGTGCTTGTCCGTGCCAGTACTATTGATTTATATGTAATGGATGCTGCTATTTCCTATCATGATTATAAGCAAAAGCGTAGTCAAGGAAAATATGCTGGCGGTGAAACCGAACAGGAACTTGCTGATATGATTCGTCGTGCCAGAGAGCAAAATCATGGCTAAGTTTATGGATGTATCAGTAAAGGTAAATTTTGCCAATCTACGTGGTAGAAATCTTAGACAAAGAATAGCATTGCGTAGATTGCCAAATGAATTTCTTGATGTTGTAAAGAAAAATACTCCAATAGACAGCGGCAATGCGCGTCGTAATACTTTTTTACGTAATAATCGCACAGTACGCAGTAACTATGCTTATGCTAAAAGACTGAATGAGGGTTGGAGCAGGCAAGCACCTAGTGGATTTGTAAAACCAAGTTTATTATGGCTGCGTAATAGAATACAACAAATATTTAGATTGAGGTAATTATGGCCGTTCAAGAAACCGTTGATATTACAATAAACAATAGTCAAGCAATTGCTAGTTTACGTTCAATTGAGCGTAATGTTGATTTATTGGCAAATGGATTTAGAGACTT